GGGGGCCGGAATCCCGGCCCCCAGACGAAGGAGTGTGAAACTATGGGCAAATCCAACAAGGTCGCGCTGGTCTGCCAGGTCTGCGGGGCCACATTTTACAAAGTGCCAAGCGCGATCACGATGGAGACAAGGTGCTGTTCGAAGGAGTGCCGCGGGAAAGTGCAGGCAGAAAGACTGGAGCTGCGCCGCCGGGAGCTTGCAAAGGAGCTGGATGGCCTGCGCACCGAGAGCCCGGAAGGAGAAAAGCGCCTGCCGCACAGGCTCGTCCGAATCCGCTTTATGCAGGAACGCAAGGAAATGGAGGCGGCGAATGCTGAGTGAGCTTCTGGATCTTTCCGCCGCGCTGATCTGGCTCGCGCTCGGCATGCTGGCATATCTCGCGGCACGCCGCGTGAGCCGCAAACTGGACGCAATGCACGACGAGACACCGATCGGCCCGGGGCCAGACCCTGCGGGTAAGAAAGGCCCGTGGGGCATCTGCCCGAAGTGCGGAGCCGTCGGGTACTGCTATTGGGACAAAGAGGAAGATACATGTACGTGTATGGCGTGCGGGTACAAGGGCTGACGCTGAACGGGTGGCCGGAATCTCCGGCCACGCTTTGAGCGGGCAGAAGACCTGTAGGGGCGGACGGCTCTGTCCGCCCGGGAGAAAGAGGTGTGGATGATGGCAAAGAGACACAAGCGCCGCCTGTTTACAGGGGCGGTATGTACGCAGATCGTGTATACCGTGTCCGACGGTGCGGACAAAAAGACCAGCAAGCCGCGCAAGCCGCGCTTCCAGACGCAGGCGGAGCGCGATGAATTCAACAGCAAGCAGTCGCTGGATCGGCTCGTTGCGCTGATGAACGCCAATTTCTCACCCACAAGCCTGTATTCCACCCTGACATTGGATGCAGAAAACGAGGTACATACCGCAGAGGAAATGCGAAGAGTGCGCGACAACCTTGTGCGTCGAATGCAGTATCACTATCCGGAGGCCAAAATCGTTGCTTTCTACGGAAGAGGAAAAACAACCAATCGCTTCCATTTGCACCTGGTAACAGAGGGAATCCCGGAAGAAGCTATCGGCGGGCTTTGGGGGCTCGGCAGCGTGATCGAGGTTCGGCACCTGCGAAAGCACAATTATTACATAGATGAGCATGGCAATAAGGTCGACCACGGGCAGGACTACACAGCGCTTGCCAGCTACCTGCACGCGCATTGGAGAAAAGAGTTCGGCGGCCACCGGTATAAGGCGACGCGAAATTGCATTCGACCAGAGCCGGAACCTGCAACCGAGGCCGTGCGCGAGTACAGCCCCAAGCATCCGCCCGTCGCCCCGCGCGGCTATATCCTCGTCGAGGCCCGGGCGACAAAGTACGGGTATCAATATTATAAGTATGTAGTTGATCCAAAGCGGAACGAGGCCGCTTTCTTAAAACCTCGTAAATGAGTAGCATTTTAAGACGAAAGGAGCGACCAGCATGAGCCGGAAACCGACCACACATCCACGCGCAGACAGAAAGCCGGTATGCACCCGGAAAGACTGCATCTGCCATGACTGGCGTTGCGAGAATTGCTGCGCCAAGTATCGCCATATCTCCGATTGCAAGGGCGTCGAGCCGGAAAGGGACGGGGAATGCAGGACGTGAGCAGAAAGCATAGCAAAAAGAGCAGTACGCCGCCCCCACCTGGCTTCCCGGCACAGCTGCGGAAACTGCGGGAGCGCTATGGGATGTCGCCGGAGGCACTTGGGGAGCTATGCGGGCTATCGCGAAATACAATCCGCCGATACGAGTCCGGAGAGCGCCGCCCATCGGCTGAAACCGTGGCAAAAATAGCAGATTTTTTCGATATCTCAACGGACGGCCTGCTCGGAAGACGAAGGCATTGACGGCAAGTCCCCCATTTGGGGGAGAATAAGCGAAAAAACGTGGTAAGATATGAGCCATGAAGGCGGTACGTTCCCCGGGAAAACCCCAAAAGCGAAAAAGGTAATCAAGGAACGAGCCAAAAAGAGAAGAAATCAAAGCCGATGGCAGCAATAGATCGCAGGGCTGCTGGTAAAATTATTAAATCAAAGAGCCGCAAGGGGGTGCACGGATGGCAAGGCCCAGAAAAGAGATCGATCAAAAGCAGTTTGAAAGCCTGTGTGCCTTGCAGTGCACGGGCGAAGAAATCCTGGACTTTTTCGGCGTTACGGATCGCACCTTGAACGCATGGTGCAAACGAACATACGGAGCGGGTTTTTCAGATGTTTTTCGCCAAAAAAGAGGCAAGGGGAAAATATCTCTCAGAAGGCATCAAATGCGGCTGGCCGAAAAGAATGCCACGATGGCGATCTGGCTTGGGAAGCAGTACCTTGGCCAGAAAGACGACGCGGGAGACGAACGGATTGAAAATAAAGCGCAGGACGACGCTCTGAGCCAGAGCCTGCGAACACTCGCGGATGAGCTTGAGGGAAACGATGGATGATGATTAGCCAAAAGCAAAAAAAGATACTGGCGTTTCCCTACACGAGCTACGACGCCCTGATCTGCGACGGCGCAGTCCGTTCCGGCAAAACATCGCTCATGATGTGGGCTTTCGTTTGGTGGGCAATGGAAAATTTCGATCATCAGCTCTTCGGCCTCTGCGGGAAAACGGTGGATAGCTGCACCAAAAACGTCGTAACGCCGTTTTTGGGGATGTCGCTCGCGAGAGAACGATATGCAATCCGATGGCGGCGCAGCGATAAGATTCTGACGGTCCGCCGTGGAAAAAAAATAAATTATTTCGAAGTCTTCGGCGGAAAGGACGAAGCAAGCTACGCCCTGATTCAGGGCCGCACGCTGGCGGGCGTGCTGCTGGATGAGGTTGTACTTATGCCGCGCTCCTTCGTGGAGCAGGCACTTGCAAGATGCTCGGTGGACGGCGCACGGCAATGGTTTTCCTGCAACCCCGGCAATCCCAACCACTGGTTTTACAATGATTGGATTCTGCGCCAAAGCGAAAAAAATGCGCTCTATCTGCATTTCGAAATGCAGGATAATCCGGGACTGAGCAAAAAAACGCTCGAGCGCTTCGAAAAAATGTATTCTGGCGTTTTTTACGAGCGCTATGTGCGCGGGCGCTGGGCAGTGGCCGAAGGCCTTGTTTATCAAAAATTCGGGGAAGACTGCATCGTGCACGAGATTCCGACGGGAGGCGAATATTATATTTCCGTCGACTATGGCACGCACAATCCATTTTCAGCAGGGCTGTGGCACGTAACAAGTGAGCGGGCCGTACGGATCGCAGAATACTACTATTGCGGCCGGGAGGAAAAAGAAGAAAAATCCCCGGAAGAATACTACACGGAAATCAGGCGTTTGGCTGGCGGGCGAGACATACAGTGCATAGTCGTCGACCCGTCGGCGGACGCCTTTATTGCAACCATCAAGAAACATCACGAATACAAGGTGCGCGGCGCGGTGAACGACGTCATGCCCGGAATCCAGACGACTTCCGAAATGTTGGCCTCCGGGACGGTTAAGATTTACGAGGGCTGCAAAAACACAATTCGCGAATTTGGCCTGTACCGCTGGGACGAAAAAAACGAAGTCGACCGCGTTGTAAAGGAAAACGATCACGCGATGGACGAATGCCGATATATGGTAATGACGATTTTGAGAAAGAAATTCAAAAAGCACGCCTATGTTCCGGAGTTGGCGAGATAAGAAGGTGAAGCATGAAAACATATCAGGATTTTTTAGAGGTCGCCGAAAAATCGGATCGGGACAGAATGGAATTTGTTCTGGCGGCGATCAACGATCTTAAAAACTCGGATCTGTACCAGCAGGCAAAAATTGCGCGGGAATACGACGAGCACCGAAATGTTACCATCATTACCGTGCAGAAACTGCTTTATACGCTGTCCGGGAAGGCTATCCCGGACAACTATAGCGCAAATTACAAGCTCCGCAGCGCATTCTTCCCGATTTTCATGCGGCAGGAAACACAGTATCTGCTCAGCAACGGCGTGATACTGAAAAACGCCGAGAACAAGAAGCGGCTCGGCAAAAAATTTGACAATCAGATTCAGGATCTGGCGCGCTCGGCGCTCGTCGGCGGCGTGGCCTATGGCTTCTGGAACCTCGATCATTTGGAAGTGTTCACGGCCCTAGAATTTGTGCCGCTGCTGGATGAGGAAAACGGATCGCTTCGCGCCGGTATTCGGTTCTGGCAGGTAGCGGCGAACAAGCCGCTGCGAGCGACACTGTACGAGCCGGACGGATTCACACAATTCATCCGCAGGAGCGGGAAAGAGATGGAGATTTTAGCACCGAAACGCGGCTATATCTCCGTCGAAGCCTCGTCTGAGGTGGACGGAACAGAAATCTTGGAGTATCAGAATTACCCCGGATTCCCGATCATCCCCATGTACGGCAATCGCGCCCGGCAGTCCGAGCTTGTTGGCCAACGCGAGGCAATTGACTGCTACGATCTGATCAAATCCGGTTTCGCGGATACCGTAGATGACGCATCGATTATCTACTGGACGATCTCCAACGCAGGCGGCATGGACGAAATCGATATGGCGCGGTTCAAAGAAACTATGCGGCGGATCGGAGTCGGCCTTGTGGACGACGACGGCGCAAAGGCGGAGGCCCACACGCTTACGATTCCAGTCGAGGCGCGGGAAGCGCTGCTGAGCAGACTCAGCGACGATCTTTACAGGGACTTTCAGATGCTGGATACCACGAAAATACAGGGCGGGCAAAAGACGGCGACCGAGATCACGGCGGCATACCAGCAGATGGACAACAAGGTCGACGAATTCGAATACTGCGTCGGTGATTTCCTGTATCAGCTTTTTGCACTGATCGGCATTGACGATGATCCGACATTTACGCGCTCGAAGATCGTGAACCAGCTGGAGCAGACGCAGATGGTGCTGCTTGCCGCGAGCTACCTTGACGACGAAACGATTCTGAGCAAACTGCCGTGGCTTACGCAGGAGGAAATCGCAAACATTTTGAAGAGGAAAAGCGCGGAAGAATTAGAGCGATATTCCACGGGAAGATATGGAGGAATAGACGCATGAGCAACATGGTACAGGGTGACGCATACAGCCTCGATGTTACAATCAAAAACAACGGTTCCCCCATCAATATTTCGGATGTCAAGACGGTTGAGTTCACTTTATTCAATTTCAAAAAAATTTATCCGGGGGACGCGGAATACTCGGACGGAAAGTTCCACATTCCCCTCACCCAGCAGGAGACCTTTCGGCTCCCGAAGTTCTGCCAGATGCAGGTGCGCGTGAAATTCAAGAGCGGTGACGTGATTGGCTCGGAGATCAAGCAGATCGACGTTGCGCACGCGCTTTCAAAGGCGGTGTTGTGATGGGCGGCATTGAATTTGAACTCAAGAACCGCGACCCGATCGACGTTTCCTTTAACGTTTCCGTGCGTGCTGGCGGCGGCTCCGGCGGCGGCTACAACATCGGCTCCGGCCTCAAGCTGGACGCGGAAACGAATACGCTCTCCGTCGATACGGCGGAGATCGTGGAGAAGGACAACACCAAGCCCGTAACGTCCGCCGCTGTGTTTGCGGAGGTCGGCAACATCAACGCGCTGCTCGCGACGATTTAAGGAGAGGATTTTATGAGCACACAGACTGAAATTACAAGATTACAGACCGCGCGGAACAAGCTGCGCACCTGGCTCGTCGGCCTCGGACTCGCCCCGAGCACGGACCAGCTCCCCACGCTGGCCGACAAGGCTGCCGCCATCAAGAATAACGGCGCGGTCGACGCGCAGGTAAAGGAGGGCGAGAGCTACACCGTCCCGAAGGGCTATCACGACGGAACCGGCACCGTAAAGGGCGTCGGAGGCGGCGGCAACTACCAGCTGCAAGCCAAGTCGGTAACGCCGACGAAGGAGCAGCAGGCCGTCACGCCCGATCAGGGCTATTACGGCCTGTCCGGTGTGACCGTCGGCGCGATCCCGGAAAACTATCAGGACGTCTCCGCCACGACCGCCGCGCCCGCTGACGTGCTGGCGAATAAAGTCTTTATCGATGCAGACGGCGTAACGCAGGCTGGCACCATGCCGGACAACGGCGCGGTCGAAAAGGTCCTGGACGCGACGGCCGGCAATCAGGAATACACCGTCCCGGCGGGCAAGCACTCCGGCGCGGGCAAGGTATCCGTCGTGCTGGAAACCAAGTCCGCCACGCCTGCCGAGGCCGCGCAGGACATTACGCCCACAAAGGGCAAAGTCCTCGGCAAGGTCAAGGTCGGCGCGATTCCGGACAAATACAAGGACGTTTCCGGCGTGACTGCCGGAGCGGCTGACGTGCTGGACGGCAAGTTTATCGTGCTGGCAGACGGCAGCAAAGCTGAGGGCACCATGGCCAACAACGGCGCGATCTCGAAGACCATCGACGGCCTCACGCAGACCAGCGTAGACATCCCCGCAGGCTATACCTCTGGCGGCACAGTCAGCCTGACGGACGACATCGAAAACGCCCTCGCCGCGATTTAAGGAGGCCGACATGAGTATCCAGAGCGGGATCGACCGCATTATAACGGCAGTCGGCGCGGCGTATGACGCAGTGGAGGCCAAAGGAGGCACAGCCCCTGCGGCACAGACCATCGAAGGGCTTGCCGCAGTAATCGGTACGATTCAGACCGGAATCGCTCTGCAGCTGATCGTAACAGTATCTGCCGGTGCGACGGTCACGGCGACGAACGGCTCAAAAACGATCAGAGGAACATCTGACAGCACCGGAGTCTGTACACTTATCGTTCCGGAGATCGGCACATGGAGCGTATCCGCGACGCTGGACGGGAAAACATCTGACACAAAAGCCGTAACTATCACGGACAGTTACGCGGTGTCGCTTAATTTTGTATATCCGACACTGAATAAAAATACTTGGGAAACAATAAAAGATATATCCGACGCGGGACAGGGCGCGAACTATTGGAGCGTCGGTGACCGAAAGGCTGTAACGCTAAACGGCACGGTTGGACATCTTACACTATCTAATTACACAACATATGCGTTCATTATTGGATTTAACCATAACGCGAGCCTAGAAGGGGAAAACCGTATCCATTTCCAACTTGCAAAGACCGCGCTCTCCGGCGGTACGGACGTGTGTTTCTGCGATAGTTACTATACCTCGCCCGTTTCGACAACCGGCTATTTCTCTATGAACAGTAGTGCAACGAACTCCGGCGGATGGGCGAGCTCGCAAATGCGTACAAATATTTGCGGGACAAGCCTCTCGAGCTATTCCGGAACGATTATCGCAGTCATTCCGGCGGCGCTCCGTGCAGTCCTAAAGTCCGTTACCAAGTACACGGACAATACGGGAAATAATAGCACATCCGCGAGTGCGGTCACGGCGACAAAGGATTACTTTTTCCTCCTCTCGGAGTTTGAGGTTTTCGGGAGCATTTCGAGAGCAAACTCGAACGAGGCGAGTAAGCAAGCGCAGTACGCCTATTATTCCGCTGGAAACAGCAAGGTAAAGTACAAGCACAACGGAACGAGTGCCGCCGCTCGTTGGTGGCTCCGTTCTCCGCTTGCGAGCAGCTCCGACGGTTTCGAGAATGTGAACACCAACGGGACAGTCGAAGACCGCACCGCGCGCGCTTCCTTCGGCTTCCCACCCGGCTTTTGCGTATGAGGGAAAAGCGCATGGAGTATATCGTGTATAAGCGTTTCCGCGGAGCAGGAATAGATGGAGAATTTAATCTCCGGTACGGAACTGCGGTATCGGAGATCGAAGGGTTCCTGCTTGCAGAGGACGGCAGGCGGATATGCGCTGCGACATCCGAAAACGGGTGGGAGCATTTCAGGCAGAATACACCAGAGGGCGCGATGCGGCAAGAAATGCTTGAACACCTCTACCGCTGGTATGCAAAGCACGGCTGCGGTGAAGATTTTGCGGATGACAAATGGCCGGGGCAGGAAAACGGGTACTGGAAAAACCGGCTGCGTACCGCAAGCACAGAGCGATTAGAGAAAATTTATCAAGAGAAATTTGGAGGGATACCATGTATGCAGTAAAACAAGACGGCGCATTTGCAGGTTATGCGGACAGTATTGTGCCCATCCGACTGCACGGCAACGGTTGTTATGTCCCGTGCAAGGAAGATCAGGCAGAAGGATTTTGCGCGAAGATGGCTGTGACTATTACGGATGAAGAAGGAACTGAACATCAGGTGCTTTCTGACATGGTGTTTCATCTCACAGACCATACGCTGAAAGGTACTGAGCCAGAAGGCAGCTATGAGGAAATGGGTGCAGCATTGCCGCTGACGGATGCCGAGACCGCCGCGAAGATCCTGCTCGGGGAGGCGGAATAACATGAGCACCTACACCGAGCGGGCGCGGGCGCTGCGCCCCTATATCATCAAAAGCGCAGCCAGTCTCACCGACGCCGACGCGAGTCTCGCACCAGAGCTTTTCACCCGCCTGACCGGCTCCGGCAGCCTCGTCAAAGCCGGCACGCGCATCAACTGGGGCGGCACCATCAAGCGCGCCGCCTCCGACCTCTGGGACACGGCCCAGAACACCCCGGACGCCGCCCCGGCCCTCTGGGAAGACATCGCCTACAAGCAGGGCTTCCGCATCATCCCCGAGACCATCACCGCCGGCCTTGCATTCTCCAAAGGCGAAAAAGGCTGGTGGCAGGACGAGCTCTACGAATCCCTGCTCGCCGCCAACGTCTGGAACCCATCCGTTAACCCGGACGGGTGGAAGAAGATCACGGAAGAAGGTACATAGCCATGGACACCAAGACAATCATCGTCACCCTCGCCTGCGCCGCGCTCGGCGGGGCGGATAGAAGTGTATGAGCACAAGCAACACCGCCGGGCAGAAAATGACAGACGCAGAGCTCGCAAAGCTTGAAAAGCGGATTGCTGCGATATACAGGGAAGCGTATAACGATCTGACGGATACGATCAGGGATTACTTCGGTAAATTTGCAGCGCGCGACGCGGCGGAAAAGGCGCGGCTGGAAGCCGGGGAGATCTCGGAGGATCAATACAAGCTGTGGCGTGCTGCTCAGATTGGACGCGGGAAGCGGTTTGAAGCGCTAAGGGATAAAGTCGCAGAGCGAATGACGAATGCAAACGTAACCGCAATCGCCTATATCAACGACGCAACGCCGGGGATTTACAGCCTGAACAGGAACCTAGCAGCCTATATGATCGAGCAGGTGGCGGGGGACGTTGGATTCGATCTCTGGGATGAGCGGGTTGTGAAGCGCCTGATTGCCGAGCAGCCGGGCCTAATGCCATCATACCCGGAGCAGCGAGCACTCAAACGTGGGATTGATCTTGCATACGGGAAAAAGCAGATCACGGCCAGCGTCACCAGTTCCATTTTGCAGGGCCGGAGCATCAAAGGCATGGCGGATGATCTGCAAAGCCGCATTACCACCATGAACCGCGACAGCGCCATCCGGACGGCGCGCACAGCCGTCACGGGCGCGCAGAACGCCGGACGGCTGGATTCCTATTATGCTGCCGAGAAAATGGGAATCAAGTGCAGAAAACAATGGATGGCGACGCTCGACGGAAGAACCCGCCACTCCCACGCGATGCTCGACGGCGAGATCGTGGACAACGACAAAAAGTTCTCCAACGGTTGCCGCTTCCCCGGAGACCCAAACGGACCGCCATCCGAAATCTATAACTGCCGCTGCACGCTGGTATCCGAGATTGAAGGAATCGACACCTCCGGAGGCAAGCGCCGCGCCAGGAACCAGGAGACCAGACGGAATGAGCTGATTGAAAATATGACATACGCAGAGTGGGCGGGGTGGAAAAAGCGTGTGAAAAAGCCTAATTTTGCCCCTGCGGGAACTATCGATGAAGCGGAAAAATACGCGGAAATGTTCGTTGAAAGTTACAAGAGCAAATATACAGGGAAAGTTGATTATCGTGGAATCGACATCGCACAAGCAAATGAAATGAACAGGGCGTTGACAGAAGTTCTTGGCGAGTATGAAGTTGACTATAAACTTCGGAATATAACTCCGTTTAATACAAGAGAAAAACGCTTCAAAGATACAACGGCGGAAGCGGCGTATCAATGGGGAACCGGAGATTTGTTCTTCAACAAAAAATACCTTAAAAATACAAAAGCGATGGCAGCCCACATAAAGGAATACACAGATTTGCTTAATCAGGTATTACCAAACATTGATGTGGCAATGGAGCAAACCAAGAAAAAAACGGGCATAGCGGCAGAGCTTCAAATGCGTTATCTTAAAGCGCTAAAGAAAACGGGCAGGACAAATGTTAGCAAACCTGATGCCTATGGCTCAATGGTTCACGAGCTAGGGCATTACTTAGACGATAGGTTGTTCACAAAAGCTGTGAAAGAATCTGGGTTCGATATGGCGAGCAGTTTTTCAAAATATGCCGAAAATGTTTCCGCATACGCTACAAGCAACAGGCAAGAATATGTTGCAGAAAGCTTCACGGCATATTGGTTTGGGGAAACAAGCGAGTTAGATCCAGAACTTGTGAAAATCTTTGAAAGGCTTAAGAAAAAATGAAAAATGGGGAGTACATCATTGATGATTTTTTGAGAGCATTAAAAGAAATTGCAGAGGAAGTGAAAAGTGAACGTTGATTTTATCGACAACTCCGAAGAAGTGAAGTCCGCTATGCACGACGCGCTGATTCGCGCCCTCGAAAAGATCGGCATGACGGCTGAAAAGTACGCGAAGCGGCTTTGCCCGGTGGACACCGGCAATCTGAGGAACAGTATCACGCACCGCGTAGATGAAGGGGAACCGGCTGCATACATCGGAAGTGACACGGAATATGCCGCATACGTCGAACTCGGAACCGGTAAGTATTATCCGGGCGGGAGACCTACGCCGTGGGTGTATCAGGACGCAAAGGGGAACTGGCACTGGACGGCTGGAAACAAAGCACAGCCGTTTTTGAAGCCCGCAGCAGCGGACCATGCGGCGCAATACCGGCAAATCATCGAAAACGAACTGAAAAACGGATAAAAAATGGCGCAATCCCCCAGCTGGGGGATTGCGTTGTTTTTTGCATGGTAGAATTGGAACGTAAAATTATACGTTCGCCCGCGAAGAATTGCGGCCAAAGGAAAGGAGAACGAACATGGCACTGACGCGAAAGCTCCTGAAGGGCATGGGGCTGACGGAAGAGCAGATGGACACTATCATTGAGGCGCACACCGATACCGTGGACGGGCTGAAAAGCGATCTCGCGCGGTATAAGGCAGACGCCGAAAAGCTCCCCGGAGTACAGGCGGAGCTTGAAAGCCTGAAAGCCAAAGGCGACGATGGCTGGAAGGATAAGCACGATAAGGTCAAAAAGGAATTTGACGACTACAAAAGAGAGCAGATGCAGAAGGAAACCAAGAGCGCGAAGGAATCCGCGTATCGGGAACTTTTGAAGTCTGCGGGTATCAGCGAAAAACGAATTGATTCGGTTTTGAAGGTCACCGATCTTTCTACGGTTGAATTGGAAGACGGCAAGATCAAGAACGCCGATGATTTGAAGAAGTCCATCAAGGAAGAGTGGGCAGATTTCGTTGTTACCACAAAACAGAAGGGCGCGGATACCAAAGACCCGCCCGCAAACAACGGCGGCGCTATGAGCCGGGACGACATCTTCAAAATCAGGGACGCGTCTGAACGGCAGGCAGCAATTGCCGCAAATCTCAATTTGTTCGGAAAGGAAGAATAATATGGCAGCAAAAAACAACCTGACCATGACGAGCGACGTTCAGGTAACCGCTCGTGAAATCGATTTTGTAACCCGCTTTGCGCGGAACTGGCAGCACCTGCGCGACATTCTCGGCATTATGCGCCCCATCAAAAAGCAGCCGGGCACCGTCCTGAAATCCAAGACTGCAAGCGTGACGCTCGCGCAGAGCGTCGGCGAGGGTGAAGAGATTCCCTACTCCAAAGCGACGGTTGTTGAGAAGGACTATGCGAACATCAACGTCGAAAAGTACGCGAAGGCGGTCTCCATCGAGGCGATCAAAGAATACGGATATGACGTCGCAGTCGCGATGACCGACGAGGCGTTCCTGTATGAGCTGCAGACCAATGTAACCAATCGTTTCTACGATTATCTGAATACCGGACTGCTGACCGTCAGCGAAACCAACTGGCAGCGCGCGCTTGCAATGGCGAAGGGCGCAGTCATCAACAAGTTCAAGCAGATGCACCGCACCGCGACCAACGTTGTTGGCTTCGTGAACGTGATGGATCTGTACGATTACCTCGGTGGCGCAGACATCACCATTCAGACCGAGTTCGGATTCCAGTACATCAAGAATTTCATGGGCTACAGCACGGTTTTCCTGCTGTCCGACGATGAGATCAAGCGCGGCCGCGTGATCGCGACGCCGGTTGAAAACATCGTTCTGTACTATATCGACCCGGCTGACAGCGATTTCGCCCGTGCCGGTCTTGACTACAGAACTGATGGCGAAACAAACCTTGTCGGCTTCCACGTGCAGGGCAATTATTCCACCGCCGTCTCCGAGTCCTTTGCGATCATGGGACTCACCCTGTTTGCGGAGTACCAGGACGGCATCGCAGTTGCGGATATCGACGAAACGCCGACGCTCGGAACGCTGACCGTTACTTCGGCAGCCGGAACCGCAACCGGCAACACGAAGATCACGGTAACGCCCGCGAAGGAAGCAAGCGGAAACATCTACAAGTACAAGGTAGGCGATTCGGCTGAGACTGTGACCTATGGCCAGAACGTCAGAACGTGGTCGACGTGGGACGGCAAGTCCGATGTCACGGCAGCGACGGGCAAGAAGATCACAGTCGTTGAGGCTGACGCGACTTACAAAGCGCAGAAGGCTGGCAACGCAACGGTAACGGCGAAGTAAGGAAGGAGGCGGCGCAATGCTGACCGAATTGTGCGGAGTTCTGCGGAACTGGTTTGAAACGGACCGGATCAGCGGAACGTACACAGTAGAAAACGGCAGCATTGCGCTGCCGTTCCTGCAAGAAGGGCAATTCTTCCGGATCGTCGGTTCTGTCTTCAATGACGGCGTTCACCAGTACCCGGATTACGGGATGGCGGATGAGACTTTCAACGGCTCCATCTGGCCGATGGCCGTCCCCTCTTCTGTCCTCGCCCTCGAAGCTGAAATCAGAGCGTGGCAGGAGAAAAACGGCGACGCAGCAGCAAGCCCGTTCACCTCGGAAAGCTTCGGCGGGTATAGCTACTCGAAGGGATCAAGCGGAAGCACGTCCGCGAGCGGGGCCGTGACATGGCAGACGACGTTCAAATCGCGCATGAACCAGTGGAGGAAGATCTGATATGAGCTTACTTGATGATTTTGCCCGCCCGTGCGTGCTGCTCGAAAAAAGCCGCACACCGGATGGAGCGGGCGGATATATCACAACATGGACGGATGGCGCGGAGTTTATGAACTATCAGGCGCTTGACACGTCCATGGAGGCGCGCAGAGCGGAGAAAGAGGGCGTGACAAGCGTTTACTCGGTGCTTGTGCAAAAAGCCGTACCAATCGATTATAACGACTTCTTCCGCGACAAGACGACCGGCGAGACGTACCGCGTCACGTCCGAGCCGAAGGACAAACAGACGCCGAAGTCCGCTAGCTTTGCCCTGAAATACTTCACTGCTGAAAAGAAAGCACTGCCAACATGACAAAAGACAAAGCATTGCACGCGTGGTTCTCACAATTCCTGACGGCCTATCCCGCGTCCAGCGTGCCGGACGACGCCGTTTTCCCGTGGCTGACCTATGAACTGATCACAGGCGCGTGGGACAGCGGAGAAATCGGCCTGACAGTAAATCTGTGGTACTACACCACGCAGGAAGCGGAGCCAAACGCAAAAGCACAGGAGATCGCGGACGCGATCGGCCTCGGCGGCGTATTTGTGCCGTGCGACGGCGGCGCGATCTGGATCAAGCGCGGATCTCCGTGGTGTCAGAACGTCCGGGACGATTCTGATGCAAATATCAAGCGGCGGTACTTGAACATTACAATCGAGTACATCACCGCAAACTGAAAGGACTGATTTCATGGCGAAATTCACAAAAATACCTGCTGATACCTTCAAGCAGCTGCAAATCAACGCCGGTGTAATTCTGAGCGATTTCACACCGGCGACCGGTGCGTTTGAACCAGAAAATCAGCTGGGCGCAACGACCGGCGGCATTACGTTCGCGGCGACACCGACGTTCTCTGACTACGGCGAAGATGTAGATAATTGCCCCAAGAATACACTCGAACTGAAACGGCTGGATGACGTGGACGTAAAGTGTTCCGGAACGTTTGTCACGGTGACGACCACATCTGCCAAATCCCTTATGGCGGCGGCGGACATCGACGGCACGGACGCAACGAAAGTTGTTCCGCGCCGCGACCTGGACAGTGCCGACTTCAAGGACATCTGGCTTGTCGGCGACTACTCTGACAAGAACGGTGCAACCAATGGCGGCTTTATCGCAATCCGTTTGATGAATGCGCTTTCTACCGGCGGATTCCAGCTGAAAACCGCCGACAAGGGCAAGGGACAGATGGCGTTTGAATACACCGCGCATTATTCGATCTCAAAGCAGGATGTCGTGCCGTATGAACTGTACATCAAGGCCGGTACGGCAGAAACCTGATAGGAGGCCGATATGAAACTTTCGGAATTCAGCACCGATAAGGCGGCAGATGTCCTCTGCGAAATCAGCGTATACGCGCTGAACATCGTGGCAGACGAAGAACTCAGGGGAAGCCTGAAAAAGCTGACAGACGACGAAAAGCCGCAGACAGTCGGCGAGAGGTACGCAATCGGCGTGCAGCGCATCGGCCAGTGGATCCCACTGATCCTGAAAAAGCATAGAGAAGACGCGTTCAGCATTCTGGCTGTGGTAAACAACGTGACAGTTGACGCGATCCGGGAGCAGAACGTTCTCGTTACAATGCGGCAGATCCGGGAATTGGCCGAGGACAAAGATCTCACTGATTTTTTCAAATCGTGCGCGTCGGAGGCGAAAGCGTAACGCTTGCGCTTCTGGCAGCTCCAAAAATAAGCGCCGGAGGGCTGATTCGCCTTTTGCCGATTTTAATAAAGCGGCAGAACGAGGAATCAGCCTTTCGCATTTATGCGGCGGAGTGTATGCGCACGATCACGGAAAACACAGCGAAATTCGCGGGCGGAAGCTTTGTGCAGGCAAAGTATACCGACATCATCAGCCCGAAGCCGCAGGACAACCGAACCTGCGAGGAGATCACCGCCGACGTTGTACGCCGGTGCGGATTGAAGGTGAAAAAATCCAAAGATGAATCTGTTTGAACTTTTTGTAAAAATCGGCGCCGATACGTCCGAGGCAGACAAGGGCATCGACGAAACCGGGAAGAAAACATTCGGCCTCGGCGAGAAGATTAAAAACGGCCTTGCTACTGTCGGCAAGGCTGCGGTAGTCGGCGTGACGGCAGCGGCGACGGCAATCGGCACAATCGGCACAAAGGCGGTCCAGGCATACGCAGACTATGAGCAGCTCGTCGGCGGCGTGGAGACGCTTTTTAAGGATAGCCAAGATAAAGTCATGGAGTACGCAAACAACGCGTATAAAACCGCTGGGTTGTCTGCGAATGAGTACATGGAGACGGTGACAAGCTTTTCTGCATCCCTGCTGCAGTCTCTCGATGGGGATACCAGTGCAGCGGCAGAAAAAGCAAATTTGGCGCTGACTGATATGTCCGATAATGCCAACAAAATGGGATCGGACATGACTTTAATCCAAAATGCATATCAGGGCTTCGCAAAAGCAAACTATACGATGCTTGATAACCTCAAGCTCGGCTACGGCGGCACGCAGGCCGAAATGCAGCGCCTCCTTGAAGATGCGGAGAAAATTTCCGGTATCAAATACGATATTTCCAGCTATGCGGATATCGTAGATGCAATCCATGTCGTGCAGACCGAAATGGGCATCACCGGCACGACCGCAAAAGAAGCCGCGTCCACAATTCAAGGCTCGTTCGGTATGGTAAAAGCCGCAGGGAAGAACCTCGTGACCGGCCTCGCCGACCCGGATCAGAATCTCGGAACTCTCGTGGGCAACTTCACGGATTCCATTGTCGTTGCGGGCAATAACCTGATCCCGCGCATTCAGGAGCTTTTGCCGCGCATTGTGGAGGCGATTACTACGCTGATGGTAACCGTAAGCACGCAGCTTCCGGGCATACTCGGATCCACCCTTCCCTCGCTTATTGAGGGCGCATCAAATCTGGTTACTGGGCTTATGTCCGCGCTCCCGGAGATCCTTACCGTTCTGGGCGATATCGCGCCGACGGCAATTGGAATTCTAGTCCCGGCTATAGTCGAGCTTCTGCCGGAAATCATTCAAACCGGTATAGATGTTGTTATCTCTCTGGTACAAGGCATTACGGAGACGCTTCCGGAATTGATCCCGGCGGCAACAGAAGCAATCATCAAAATCGCTGAAACGCTGACCGACCCTGGAAATCTCGGGAATTTGGTAGATGCGGCGCTTGAGATCATCCTCGCTCTGGCGGACGGAATCATTGACGCCGTCCCGAGGCTGCTTGAGGTGGCTCCCAAGATTATCACAAATCTCATAACCGCGCTTACTGAAAATTTCCCCAAAATCATCGAATCCGGCGCAAAACTTGTTAAATCGTTGATCGATGGCCTGATTAAATCCATTCCGCAGCTTACTGAGACTGCGCCAAAGCTTATTATCGGGATTGTACAGGGGATTCTTAACAATCTTCCGCAAATCATCATGTCCGGCCCGCAAATCATTATGGCGCTTATTGAGGGCCTTATTAGCGCAATCCCGGATCTTGTCATGTCGATCCCAACGATAATCAAATCGATTGTAGATACGTTCCTCGGATACGATTGGGGCAGCATCGGAACAAATATCGTCGACGGTATCAAAAACGGATTCCTGCATATGTGGGAGAGCCTAAAGCGGACGGTAAGCGATATGGTCAATGGCCTTGTGAGCGGCGTCAAGAGCATCCTCGGTATTGCGTCCCCGTCTAAAGTCTTCGCCGGAATCGGCGGCTACATGGCAGAAGGACTTGGGCAGGGCTTTGACCGCGAAATGACTGACGTTCGGAAGGATATCGAGGATCAAATGACTTTCGGCACAACGTCCTTTTCTGTGTCCGGCGCGGCAAAGTCCTCTGTCGGTGTTGTGAACGGTCTGCTGGCCAACAACCAGTCCGGTACGCCGATGCAGATCAACCTTGTGCTCGATGGGCAGACGATAGCAAGAGCAATATTCGATCCGCTGCGGGGCGAGATCGTACAAAGGGGTGTATCGCTTGCGTAGGATTAAAATCACGGACGGAACAAACACGGTCACGCTTCTGCGCGATCTCGTGTTCACGATTCAGCCAAAGGATATCGGCGCAACCGCGACAATGGCGTCCGGAAAGACGGTTATGGATATCATTGGGGTAAAAAATGAATTGATAATCCCAACGGGATGGCTTTCTGTCACGGACCTCAGGATTCTGCGGAGCATGATCAACGCAAAGCACGTCCTGCGTGTGACGTACCCTGATGTTGACGGCGATAAAACACGGGATTTTCTGTTCAGTCAGCCGGAATACAAGGCCATTATTTACGATGAGGACGGGGTTTCCCAATGGTGCGGCGTGACCATCACCGCAACGCAGCAAGGGGTGGACTGATGCAAAAGGTATCAAGTGGATTTACGCCGTTTTCTGCCGTCCGGGATATTGGAATGCTCGTCCGGTTTTACCTCGTCGATCCGTCCGCAAAAAAGAACGGAACGGTTTCAGCATCGGATTCTGCGCCGGGGACCAAAGCAAGCGAGACAATCAGCGAAAACGAAACCATATCCGGGAAGTTTGCCGGGCTGGAGCTGAATCGATGGATGCTGGATGGCACAATTGATATCCCAAATGACGGATTTGAAGGGCAGCAAACAGGTTGGTGGAGCGGGGAAGTTTCGGACGAAAATGCGGAGTTGGATAGTACCATCACCTTCGAGTTCTCCGCGCCAGTGTCGACCGTTGGATGGTCGCTGCTGTTCGATGATAAAATGCAGCAGTATCCGGCCCAGATCACACTAACCGCATACGGGAGCGATAACGCCGTGATTGCAGCCGTAACAAAAGCGATCACACAGGTTCGGCAGAACATCAGCCTGCCAGCGGCAAATTACACAAGGCTGACGCTTCAGTTCGATAAAACGTACTTGCCGAAAACACGGGCAAGGCTGCGGCAGATCGATTTCGGCCTGACAGAAACATATGAAAACGATAGCATGGCAAATGTACAGATCGTGGAGGAAGCGTCCGTTTCCTGCGATGCTTTCCCGTCGAGGCAGATATCCTTTACATTCGATAACACTGATCACAGATACAACATCCTCAATCCGGATGGAATTTTTGCGGTGATTCAGGAGGGGCAAAAGCTTCTGGCAAAGTGCATCGTAAACGGAGAAAACGTCGATGTCGGCGAATTTTTCTTTACGTCGGTAACGGCAACAAATTCCGGCGTAACGGCGCAGCTGGTAGGCAACGATATGGCTGCGGCGCTCGAACGGGCGACATATGAATCAGGGAGCGCTACCGCGTGCGAACTGCAAGCGGCGGTCGCCGCCGTCCTGACCGGCTATGATATCACGGTAATCTATGGCGGCAATGTGGCAGAAAGAACAGTTGTTCCCGCAATTCCCAGAAAAACAACGCGCCGGGAAGCGATCCGGCTGCTGGCGCAGGCGGCCATGTGTTCCGTGTGGTTTGATCGATCTGGGGATCTGCATATTGCGGAGCTGTCTCCCGGCACTGTGCGCGGGGCCATAACGCCGGATGAACTGTATGATTACGACGGCGTGAGCATAGCGGAAGCGGTTGACTGCGTAGAACTGCACATCAAGAGCGATTACTCGGATAGCGTCGACGAAACGGTAACAGCCGGGAGCGGAAAAAACATTAAGAGCATCAGCAATCCGTGCGTGGCCCCAGCAAATTATCAAAGCGTTGCCGCATGGCTGCTGGCACAGTATAACCGCCGCAAAATCTACAGCGTAAAAAACCGGTGCAACCCGGCGCTTGAAACCGGCGACACGATCAAAATTTCGGACGCATTCGGACAGAATGAGAGCGCGGTGCAGACGGGCCTCGCACTGACGTTCGACGGGGGCCTTTACGCAATCACAAAAGGAGTGGGTGTATGAGCACAATCATCGTTACGCTCGTCACCGACCGGACGCAGGCGGATGTGGAGCGGGTGCGGGAGCTGGCGGCGAAGGGGTTCGCGGCCATGACCGCAGCCGAGCAGGCGGAATGGCTGACCGGGATGAAGGGCGCGTACAACGCCGCTGATCTTAATCGCGTGGGAACGGCCCTGAATTATCTGGCGGGACGCCTCGCCTCAATCTGCGGGAAGAGCATCACGTGGACGGCGAAAACCGATTGGGCTGTCACGGACATTCCAGTAGCCTCACAGGCCGAGACATACCGACGGCAGATACAGGACATTCGCGACGCGCTTGCGTATCCTGCCGGGACGCCGGACGTGCCGCAGCTGGCGCGCCTGACCTACATCGGCGCGAATGATATCGAGCGCATTCTTGCGCTCTGCGAAGACTTAATCGTCAACGTTGCAAAATCTTTTCGCCACACCGGCGCGGCGGAGTGCGCCGCAGGAGGATTACTCACATGAAAGATAGGCAGCCAACACAGGTTTTAGCCAACGGCGCGATCCGCTACGGCGTCTATAACGCCGACGGCACGCTCAACCACTACGAATACCTCAAGCGCGAGGACGCGCCTACCGTCGAGGGTACGCCACTCAACAAGGCAAATCTGCTATCCGATGCAACCGCCGCGAAGATCTGGCCCGGCTCGAAGAAGCCGGACGACCCGACCGTGAACGACGCGCTCGGCAAGCTTTCGGAGGGTACGGCCAAAGTCGGCGACATCGCTATCACCGCCCGCACAGACCTCTCCGACGCATGGCTCCCGTGCGACGGGCGCACTGTATCGCAAAAGCAGTATCCAAAATTGTTTTCTGTGCTCAGAAGCTCTGCTGCACCGCTTCCGTGGGCGTTGAAGACATCGAATATTCAGCCTGTAGCTGTGTGGTATCTAAATGGGGAATGGGTCGGCCTGTACGACAGAAAGTTCTGGATATCGCCCGATTTGGGGACGTGGACGCAGCAGGCGGATATGCCGACCGGACTCTCGCTGGTATCGGATGTGCAGTATGCAAACGGCACTTATTACGCTGTTTTTTCCGGAGACTCCACAGAGGTAAACGGAGTGTACACAACGCGTAGTCTTGATGCGCCATTTACGCTATATGCAAGCGGCAGCCTGCCTGGAAGCGCTGTACTGAAGATGTTTATCACGCCGAATATTTTGTATATCTACCATGTAAATGCCGAATACGGAAATTATTACAATTACGAGGGAAAAAGCGTAAGCGCCAGCTACGTAAATCAAAAAACGAAAGAAATAGTAAGTATCTCAGATTTTATCAGCGGAATCGTATTTTACGCCGAAGAAAAGGACTGTTTTTACAAGCTGAACTGTAGCACCAGCGGCACACTGAAGACTTCAAAGGCAAAAACCCTGATCAATCCGACGTGGGAGGCAGTCAGCAGCGTAAACATCGAAGAATTAACTCCGTCCTTCAACCAGCCGTCGACGTACACCTATCACGCCCTAATGTCGGCTTACCACTGTGGCGCAAATATAATTGCTTTTTTTGCACTGGTGAAAGCTGCTTTCTCTGGTGCGGGAACCACGACGTATAGCGGATATATGGTATACAGGTATTCTGCGGACTACGGTGCAACGTGGGAAAACGGGAAAGTAGTTTCCTACAAAACTGATAGGGACTCGCTCGACAACTATATGAACGGCAAATACGAAAACGGGCTTTTGGTGCTTTCGGAAACCGCAAGCGAATCTGAAAGTGCTGATCGAGCGGAAAAGATCATTGCGATCAGCGCTCCAGCATCCGGCCCGGTATATGGAGACGTACTGGGGAGCAGCATCGACAGTATTGCACTATCGCCGGACGCGGAGGCGGCATACATATCATCGAATGGGCTGGCGTACTGCGATTATAGCGCGGCGGGAAAAGAAATCCCTACCATCGGGACGGACACCAGAAGCAATGCCTACATCAAGGCGCTGGAGGAATAACCATGCGGGATAGAATTGGCACAAACGATCTCGCAAACGGGGCCGTCCGCTACGGGGCGTATGACGCGGCAGGAAGTCTGCTGCGTTATGAATGGCTTCGCCCGGAGGACGAGCCGCTGGAAGCCGGGACGCCGCTCACGGCCGGGAACCTGCTGACGGCACAGAGCGCTGCAAAGATCTGGCGAGCGGGCGACGCACCGGCGAACCCGATGGTAAATGAGGCATTCGGGAAGCTGTCGGAGCCGAATTATCACGTCGGTGACATCCTCACGACCGTCCGCGTCCTCTCCGCCCCGTGGCATGCCTGCGATGGCTCTACCTTCGATCAGACTGCATACCCGGCCCTCTACGCAGCCCTCGGCGGCACGACGCTGCCGACGATCAGCTATTCCAGCGATACCACCACCTACATCAAAATGGCGGACGATTAGCCCGGCAAATAAAAGAGAAAGGTACAGAAAAATGGAAACCAAAACCATCATCGTCACCCTCGCCTGCGCCGCGCTTGGCTCATCCGCGCTGACGGCGGTAGTCAATGCCATCGTCAGCGCGGTTCAGAAAAAGCGCGGCAAGGCCACAACGCAGGAGGCGCATCTAGCCGAGATCGACAAAAAGCTCGGAAAAATGCAGGAGCATCAGGACGAGCAGTATCTGGCGATCCTCCGGCTGACCATCA